TAGTCGCTGTGCCCAGCCCATGCCCCCACCATATCTGAGCAAAGTCACCAAAGATGTTGTTAACCCAGTAACGAGGATTAGGGACGAGCAGCCCAGAAACTAGCGACGTGCGATACGAACGCCAGAAGGCATTCATGGCACTACCTAGTCCCAGATCATCACGCCCACGAGCATTGTATTTCCATGTCTCTTTAACAATCTTACCTGCGGCCTTGTCAATCTCACTAATCAAAGTCGTAGGTAGAAAGGCGTTAATCCCGTCAGGGTTCTTAGAGATCCTTACGAGATCGATCACCTTTCGTTTTTGCTGCGTAACCAAAGTAGGATCAATGACAGAGATGCCGTAACGTGCCATGGCATCAAACCCATCGGCAATACGAGCATCCGTGACATCTCCCACTACCCCTGCGCCACCTGGCGTAGCCAATAGCTCCTCGGGGTGCCACTGTAGCTTCTTGCCCTCTGCTCTGGCGCTCTTTGCGATTGCGGCACCGCCACCTGTGAGGATGTCGCTAGCATCAGCAGCAGCTTGCGTCGTAATCCCCCCGACCATCTTAGTTGCTGTGCGTGCGGCGTCATTAAGCACCATTGCATGCCCGATCCCTAAAGCCCCGAAGGAGTAGGCTTTGGTAGCATCATCAACGCTACCTGCTCCGCCCCAGTTAAGATTAAAGGTGTAGCCATCCTTTTTACTATGAGCCCCTGCGTTCTTCGTGGCTTTCTTCATCTCTAGCATTAAAGCATTGAAGTCCAGAGCATCGTCATCATACTGTTTCTTGATGATGTTGTAGGCAATCTTCCGTAGCTCAATCATACGTCCTGGCGGAAACTTCTCTTGCGGGAGCCATGCCCGTGCAATGGCATCCAAAGCTTTGGTGTCCCCTACGTCTTCGGCTAACTTGTCTGCCTTAAGGATAACCTTGCCGCCTTTCTCTTCGATTATCCGTGAGTCTTCCACGATCTGCTCAATACCTTTCCGGTAGATAGAAGCGGCTCCCGTGTTGACTGAGGTCCATCCGTTACGTAGCTTCATGGGGTTCGTGGACATTAGGTACGTTGCAAGTACCCGAATAGGGCTATCATTAGGATTCAAGCGAATCAAATCATGGATCTCATCTTCAAACTTAGCTCTTACCTGAATGGATCGCTTTAGAATCTCAGTCATGTCTTGGCCCAGATCACCAAGTCTTTGAGAGGCAGGGGAGATCTTCGCGAATACCCTACGAGGGACACGACTTAGATCAGCCGCATACTGCCATTTACCTAGCTCTGTGAGCTTAAAGCGTACAGGTAAATAAGGTGAGTGCATAGCATTCAGCAGCACCTCTGCCTGCCGATGGCTGGCAAACTTACCCCCAATCATAGGGGCTAGCCTCTCCAGAGCTTCGACACCTGCCTGGAAATCGGCAACTTCCTTCCCAGTCAAGACAACCCTATCTGACGTAGCCCTTTCAGCCTTCAGCTTCGCCATGACTCGACCGAAGCGTGCGGCCTCTTCCCCTCCTTGGACTTTAAAGGGGTTCATAACTGTCTCGTCAAAGGTATCGTCGATGGACTTTACGAGGATGTTTGGGTCTACTATCCTCTCAAACTCAGCCAGTTCTTTCTTTGTCGCCTTGGCTAAGATGTCTGCCCCGGCAGTAATCCTAGACTGTACACCCTGTAAAGGAGTTTTCCCTGTGCGTGCGTGCTTGATTATAAGACCAAGCAGATCAGCAACTTTACCCATCTCCTCACGGTATAGCTCTTCGACGTTAAGGATACGTCGTTCTCCTTCTATTGCTACTTTGTGGCCTGCCTTTGCACCCGCAGCCCTGATAGCTTGCTTGGTGTGCTTAGCCTGCATCTTCTGTAGTCTTTCAGCTAAGCCAGCGCGGGTCTTCGCAGGTTTCCCTTTAGGTGTAAACTTCCCTGGCTTAACTCCTGCCTTAGCGTTTAACCGCTGGGCCAAGCGAGCCTGTTGGATACGCATCTTTTGAAGCCTGCTCTGTGCAAGCATAAAGCCTGCGTGTTTCTGAAACCAGATTAGGTTAGCCTGTTGGGCTTCGAATAAGGCTCCTCGCTCCAAGAACCGTAAGCTGGTGGCAGGCTTAGGGAGCATAAGAAGATCAGTCGCAGCCTCTGCCTGGGCTTTTGTCCAGCCTTGGAGGACTAGCTCCTCTTTAATGCCGATTACCCTTGCGCCTTTTTTAGACCACCCTGGTCCTGGTTTAGGCTGGCGTAGCCCTTTAAGCCCTCCATCGTAAGTCCCATCAGCGTTCCTAACGGCTTTAGTTTTAAGGTAATAGTGTAATATGGATAGTTTCTCTGTTGAAATACCAGTGTCATAGGTTTTTCTCAACGCTTCTGTAAGCTCAGGGAGTTCTTCTAGTTGTTGGCGAATCCTCTCTGCGGCTACTGGTAATCCTTTCTCTAAACCTTTCAGTCGCTGTGAAAAGAGGGGAAAGGTCAGTACCTTCCCGGCTTTGTCTTTTAAGACGAACCCTGGCTTAACATTCAAAAGATCTGTCTCTAGCTTCATAGTAGCTTTCGCTGCGTCTAAAGCAATGTCAGCCGCTTCAAGCTCTGTCTCTACCAGCTTAACTTCAGTCCTGAACTTCTCTTCTTTAAGCCAACGTACTCTGTCTGCGTCCTCTGATAGCTTGATCTTTCCCTCAAGTTCCTCAATCTTCTTCCGGGCAGCTTCTTTACCTCTTTGTAGCCCGACAAGATGGACCTCTTGCACTGGCTCGGTGCCAACACGTAGCCCTACTGCTGCGGCAGCATAGTCACCTAGTGCTTGGTCCTGATGACGTAACTCGTTGATATGAGTTGCTATAGAGGAATCAAACTCAGTGGGATCCTCCAGCTTTGGTCTTAAGAGAGCCTCGTCTGGTAGCAGACTCTGCTCTCTCGCTAGCTTCTGTGTTTTCTGTAGCTTATGTACCCTAGTTAAAGGGATCCTACCGGACCTCCATAACGCTTTCACAGGTTTCGTAGCAGCGAAGATTGGTAGCGTTAAGATGTCTGGGTCCAAGAGAATAAGACCAAACATCCCTGCTAGTCCAAGAGCCACCTCTGGGCCTCTGTTCCCTAGCTGCTCTCGCTCTAAGAACTTAGGTGTGAGGAACTTAGCTACGATACCGAAGTCATCAGTAATGTCGTAGCCCTCACGGATAAGTTTGATATGCTCGTCACTTCCCCATTCCCCGGCGTGAAGTGCTGCTCCCACCATCGTCGAGAGAGCTTGTCTACCAAACCATTCGAGACCCCCTTCCTTACCGAGAGTCTCTGGGGCTCGACCAAAGTATTGATCCTGCGTCTGTAGACCAGCCCACATTGCCCTAATAGGTGCCGTTACCCTTCCACCTGCCCAGGCTGGGTTGTTGATAATATTCCGGGTTGTACCGTCAGGATCCACATCAACCCAAAGGGTTCCTGTATTTAAAGCTGTGATCTCCCGCATTCGTTTCTTTGCGCGTTCTATGGACCTATCATTGAGATCCGCATATTCCTCCTTGGACAGGCTCTTAAAGGTCCGCTTTAATCGGGCCATTTCTTCTGACTCATAAGCTAATGATAAGCGCCGAATGGAGTCATTTACGTCAATTGCAGTGTCCCCTTGCAGTGAGTCTGTGAGAGGGAGAGCAAAACGTGCGCCGCGCTTACGTTTATGCTCAGCTATCTGGGCCAGCCGTCTACCTTCCGGGGTGTCCGTTCGGGTGATAGCCTCTTCAAAAGTCAAACCTCGACCTACCTTGTCGGATAACTCTTGAAGTAGCTGCCACTCTAATTTAGAGTTAGCCAGAGCCTTTTGGAGATCTGCTGGAATGACATTGATTGTTTCTAGTACCCCTTCAGGAGTACCTACCTTTTCAATTCCTTTAGTAAAACGTCGATGCTTAGCAGCTTCTGTTTCTTTCTCGGTCTTTATGCGTGAGAGTTCTAGGTACTGCGGGTTACCTTCTGCGTCTGTATACTCTGCACCCCAGACCTGTAGGTCTTTTGGTGTCAGCTTGTCGCGTGCTAGGTCTAAAGATTCCTTAGCCTTTTCGCTAGCAACCAGCATCGAGTAGAGTTGAGGGGCTTTCTCTTTTGGTTGGATATAACCAAACCGTTTCTTTAACTCAATCTCAGCAAGCTTCTGTACATTCTCGTCTTTCCATAGCTCTGGTTTCTTTCCTAGTTCGCCTAGAAAAGTGTCTAAGTTGAGCCCCTCCCCGAATGCGCTAAGGTACTTTGGTTGCTTATAAGCTTCTTGTGCCCCCATCTCCCGTACACGCTTACGGCTCATCTCACTCTTTAGGGACTCAGTTTCAGTCGGCTCTTCCGCTTCCACTTCAGGCTCAGGCTCAGTGCGTGCCCTGATAGCCTTTATCTTAGCGTCAAAAGCTGCCTGTTCGGCTGGCGAAAGAGGCCCCATCCCACGTAACGGATCATCAAACGCGCTCATTTTGAAGCCTCAGTCTCGTCTTTCTTTTGTTGTGCTTCTCTTAGCAAGCGTGCTTTTCGGGCCTCGATCATCTTCTGCATCAAGGGGGTTTGTCCAGCAGGTGCGACCCTCCCTTTATCGGTGCCCTCTAGTGAGACTTCTTCTGTCTCACTCATGCCCTTTAATACTGTATCGGCTCCCTTTCCGCCCAGAGCTTGTTGGAGACCAAACACTTCCCGATACTTTTTCTCAATATCCTCGTTAACAGCTTGAAGACTTTTCATCTCATCTCTTGCTTCTGTTGCTTCTGCTTCTCTAGCTAACGATTTTGCTTGGTTACGTTCAGCTTTCTTTACCTGGCGCTTCTTAAGTTTATCCTCAAGGGCTCCCTGTGCATCCACACCTGCTGCAAGAGAAGAAGCTGTCAGCTTTGGCTTGTCTTTAGGACGAGGAACAAAGCGATCCTTACGGTCTTGCCACTCTCCCATACGAGCCTTGGCAAACTCTCGTGCTGTTGCATCATCGTAGCCCATTCGCTTTAGCTGATCGTAAAACTTGTCATGTTTCTTCGATGCTTTAATCTCTTGCTGCCTTTCTCGTAGCCGAGCTTTGAAGGCAGTAAGTGGGTCTCGGTAACCTGAGTCTTTAAACCAGGCAGCAAACTCAGGGGAAGATATGATCTTATCTCGCTGTTCTGTTAAGCCTTCTCCATTTAACTCTTCAAGTATCTTCATCTCATAGTCAGACGGCCCTGGGGCTCCCCCCATACCCAACTGACTCAGCAGCAGCCCAAGCTCTTCATCTGTTGTATCGGCGGTCACACCCCGCATAAACTCAAACATCTCTTTATGCTGTCGAGCAGAAGTACCTCCAACGCGAAAAGTTTTGGCCTGTTCGGTCTCGATCCTTGCTTCTAAGACCGGTATATTTGCTTGTGCTATAGCGTACTTCCCATGAGCCTTACCATCTGCATCTATGTACCCTTTTATGTCGTTGTATGCTTTAATATGCTCAGCGAGCCCAGTCGAAGCACCCCATTCCCGCTGTGCTGCATCCTGCAACTCTGCCATAAAAGCATCCGGTCCTTCTCCCCACACACCACTTGTGGCGAGAGTGTTAAAGAAACCAAAAAAGTCACTGTCATTGCCCTTGAATTTATTCAATAGACCTACAATAGTCTTCGCTTTTGAAGGGGTAATTTCTGCCCCTCCCAGCTTAAGAGACACTCGCTGGTCTTCAATTTGTTTAGCTGCTGTCGGTTTTAGTGCGTCACTCATTTCCCCAAAGGCTCTAGCTTCCTTCAGATCTTTGCTTGCCTGCTCCACACCTATGGCAAATCGGGCGGCTTTTGCTTTCGCCGCTTTATCTTTGGAACCAAGTGCAGTAGCAGCCAGTGAAGCGGCTGTTCTCGCATCAACATCCCCATCCTTTTGATACCTTGCTGCTAGTTTCGCATCCCCAGCAGCTTTTGCTTGGGCCTGCTTTACTCGTGTATTGCGAAGCTCTTCCAGCTTAATATAGAGAGCAATCTTCTCCTTAGAAGTAAACCTTTCCTCATCCTCTGCGGGCTGACCGAGGAGAGCATCACCGATGTCTTGCATCGTCTTCTGCGTACGCATCCTCTTCTTGCCTGAGTAGACAGTAAGCATTTCATCTAAAGTTGGCATCGCTAATCCCCGATTCTTACGTCAGTATTAAACCCTTGGGTCTCAAATATCGTGGTCATTATATTGATCATCGCTTTTTGGTCTTCGGGGGATCGCTCAACCCAACTCTCAGGGTGCAATGTTCTATCCAGATAAACTTGAGTTTCCTGCGGTAAGCTTCCGTATTGTTGACGTAATCTCTGTCGGTATAAGTTTGCTACATCAAGGGTTGGTGGTGCATTTTCTGCTCCTATCTCTGCTTCCGTAGCAGCATCCTCCTCAAGGATGCCCTCGACCCTGCGCTCCTCTTCCCGTGCTTCTTTTCTTTCCCTAAACTGATCCCTAACATCACGGTACATATTTGGGCGGGCAGGTGCCTCCTGAGTGGGTGCTGCGGCTGCTTGGGCGCTTCCGCTAGCTGCGGCGGCTGCTGGTGCTTCTGTACCTGGGATCTTTAGCTGCCAGCCTTCCTCAATAAGATTGGGGTTTTTAATGAGGTCAGGGTTTGCTGCCTGTAATGCCTCAATAGTAGTTTTATTCTTTGTGGCAATCTCACCCAAGGTATCCCCTTCGCGTACCTTATAGGTGGCTGCTTCAGCAGGTGCTCCTCCTGTGGCTTCTTCAGCTACCTCTGCCATTGTCCCACCAAAGGGGTCATTCTTAGCTTTCCAGTCAGCAACAACTTTCTCTAGGGCACCACCTTTGCCTCCGATTGCCCCGACTAAGCCTCCTCCGCCCATCCGTGCGCCTGTCTTCTTGTTACGTTCGCCAAATAACTGTTCGTCTGTCGCGGTTCGCTGAGCAGCTTTATTCTCTTCGATTGCTGCTCTAAGAGCAAACTGCCGATCGCCACTATCTTTCATTGATTGAGCCGTTGCTTCTTTTGTCTTTGCGCCTGCCTTGTCGATTGTCTTCTGCACAAGCTCCCGGTTCTCTGCTGCTTTCTGTCCTGAGTAAGGAGCAAACGTCCGTCCTCCTGAGCGTCCCGCTTGTGGTCCCTGCGCGATTATGTGAGGAGCAAGTGCCTGGTTACCGATGTTAGCTCTGTTAGCTGCTTCCGCTACAGCGGCAGCTTCCCTACCTGGGCCTGTCTCGGCTTTAAGTGCGGCTTGAAGGGCTGCGTTCTTCTTATCCTTAAGTGCCCCTCCTACTACGCCTCCTGCTATCGTAGAAGCAATTCCTAATGGAACTGCCGCAGGGCCAAGCATCGGCGCAGCCTTTAGAGCAAGCCCACCGGCAAACTTTAAACCTTTTAGTATGTTAGCGGTACTCATTGGTTCACCCACCGGTTTTTGGCTCCGTCCCATACTCGTCTTACTCTAGGCGTAGCAGGCACACTTTCGCTAGTCCCTAAACGTCGTTCCTCATAGCCAGAGTCGCTTGTCTGCAAGCGACGAGGCATTTCATATTCAGACTCAGACGTTTGGGTATAGTAATCCGATTCACTTTCAGGAGGTGGAGGCTGGTATTCCCCTACCTGACCCCACTTTCTTTGGTCCTCACGTAGCCTGCGTGCGTCTCCACCCTGTCTCTCTGCTCGCCTTTGATCTTCGATGGCTTGATCCTCTGCGGCAACTTCCTCCTCGGCACCCTCAACGACGCTCGTTTGTAGCTGTCGCTGAAGCTCAAGTAAGGCGTGAAGCTGGCGATTTCTAACCATTTGCTTGTCTGCCCAATCGGCAATGGAGTCCTCGTGAAACATCCTACGGTTGCGTTCTGCTAGATCTTCAGGACTAACCCACTCCTCTCCTTCCCACCTACCTTCAGTAGGGCTACCCGTTCGACTAGCCTCCAGCCTAGCTGCTGTTTCTGCATCAAACTCAGCCTTTTCTGCTGCCATCTGAACCCTCATTGCTTCTACTTCCGCCTCGTATTCTTCATTGGAAAGAAGAGTATTCTCGTAAGCTAGATTATCCTTAGCTACGTCCAACCTTCCTTTGTCCGTAATGGCAGAAGACGCATCTGGCTTAGGCTTAGGCTTAGGCTTAGTCGCAGCTTTTGGCTTTGGCTTAGGCTTAGGCTTAGCTTTTGGCTTAGCTTCAGCTTCAGCTTCAGGAAGCGTTCGTATTGCCTCGGTGTCATCCCCAGATGTTCCTAGCTCTTTAGTATCCGCCTTAGCCTTAGTCTCCTTAGCTTTAGCCGTCTCTTGCTGCTTCTTTCCGTTAGCAGGGTTTATCCGCAGATACTTATTAAGGGTCTCATCTAACTTTTTTGCTGCTGCTTTTTCTTTTGCTTTCTTACCGATAGCCATCTGCTACTCCTTACGGGACCACATCATTAACATTCTTGAACCAGATATATCTCATAGAGCGTACCCTTACACGAGTCTGCCTGACTCTATTCGTAGGCCTACTCTCATATATAGGGATCCAGCTTTCCCCTTGCTCCCCTGCCCCTTCCTGTGACCCATTTGGGCAACTAATCTTCAAAGCCGCTGTATGCCATCCCGGCTCTACCTCTTTAATCAACTTATGCCCTGTGTATGTACGGGCGAAGTCTCGGCTAGAAAGGAACATAGCATACTGCTGCGGTAGCTCAGGTGGATCTGTCTCAACAACCACCGCAGGGGGGCACACTCGTTTTTGTGTCTGCTGCGGCACATCGTCCCAAAATAACTGTATGCGTGACACATTAGACGTATAAAGCTCACCCCGTGTGAAGCAACCATCATTAAACCAACCAATGTTCCAACTAAGAAGGACAGAACCCTTATCCGTAGCTGACTCAGGTACATAAAAGGTACAACATGCACCGGGTATTGCGATATGTTTTGGCATTAGCTGAGTGTCTGTCGGTACGTTTGGGGCCACCGGATCCTCTAGTGGCCATGCTTCTCTCCGTATTTGATTCCAATAAAAAGACGTATCAAAGAAATCAAGATTAGCCGTTGACCCTACTGCACCAGCGCCTGTGAATTCACCTCTCTGTACATGGCTGCGGTCAAAACGTGTGTCTGGTTCAAGATTGCGCTCACTAAGGTGCCCATTCACTGCCTCTAAAGAATCCCTAGTTAAATCACCAGATGCATTAGGGAAGTAAAGATTCTCTTCAATAGTCAACGCATTTGGTACTCCCCCTGTGATGAGGGGTGCATTTCCAGGTGGGTGCTTGTAAACAATGTCTGACATGCAAACCTCCTTAGTCCAAGACCGATCTTAACAGAAAGATGCTAAGATTTGCATTCCTAAGCTTAACGTTGCCTCGCATCCTGGTATCAGTAAGGATAACAGAAATCACCCCGCGTACACCCAAGATAGCGTTTCCGGTCCAGCTACTTATGTCGTCACCAGTAATAAGAGTACGTATGGGTACGTCTGCCCAGATCCATTGACCTTCAGGGACATTCCTATCTCCGCTAGCTGAAATCGTCCTAGTCGTACGTAGATTTGTATTTGCTCCTGTGGAAGTCCGAATATGGTTCCACTCAAATAAAGGGCCGATTGACTGTCCTTGGAGGGCAATCGCGACTCCGACTTCCTTTTTATCACCAGTTATAAACTGGCCTGGATTTTGTGGGTCTGCAAGCATAGCCCCTACGAACCCAACTTCCACATTCAACATGACCAGGATCCCAGCGATCCCTTCGGTAAGATCATACGTCGGACTGTTTAACTGTATCGCATTGAAAGAGATCTTTAGTTCCTGCCCAGTATCGTCTACGATAGGGGTCCAGTCGCCATCATTAAGTTGAGAATCCCAGTACGTCCCTCCTCCTCCAGCACCATTATAGTAGCAAGTTCCGGTTCCTGGCATACCAGCAATGGTGTTGCAGAAGTAAAACCCACTTGCAGGATTCGCATAAGGGAACTCTATTGTGTCAACTAAAACCACTCCGCCTTGCAAGTGGACGCCTGTTAATGCCCCTTCAGCAATCCCATCAACGACAATGTCATTGATCCCATTAGCTACATCATCAAACCGATTGTTGAGTGAGTCTGCTGTAAAAGCTTCTTCCTCTAAAAAAGGATCAAACTTAATCTCAGGCATAGCTACCTCCCTAACTTAAGTACGATTAGCTCTCTCGAACCAATAGCATTTGGTGTATTATCGGAGGCACACCTACGCACCACACCGGCTACCGTTGTCACTCCAGGAGGAACTGTGACAACAGCCTCCACACAAAAAGGCCAGCCAAGGTATGAATCAGGGCAAAGATTTGGTGCCGCCTCCATCCTCTCTGGTGAGGGAGTGGTGCCGTCGATGCTCCTATTATAGGGTTCTATCTGTAGGTCACCTGACCCAATAATACTCTCGGTAAGTAAATTACCGTTAAGTTCTAAGCCGAACATCGAACCTGCGCTTGGCCTTATCCCAAGCCACTGAAAAGAAAGTAGGATGTATATCTGCATTTCCGTTTTAGCGAAAAACTGAGTTGCACAAGGAAAGCTTTCTTCACTCATAATATGCCAGCGGAGATCACCGGGGACCGCCCATGCCCCGGCCCATCCGATCTGATCGGCTCTTCCCACAGTCAGCCACTCCACGGGATCGAAGATAGTAGGTGCTGTGTTCTTATTCGGTCCTGTACCTGCGTCTACGGAACCGTCGTTAATAACCGTGTTCTGTCCGATGGCAGTTCCCACTGCCGGGGCTTGATAAGAGAAGAACGCATCTTCAGTTAAAAAAGTATCGCTCGTAAAATTAAGCCTGAGCGTTGGATCCCAAAGGGCGGGGTTGGGTGAAGCCGTTGGATTTCTTATTATCGAACGTACAGCCGCTTTATCCCAGTTATGCTCATTAAGCTGGCCTTGAACCTCATTAACAGCCTGAAGAAAGCCACGGTTTAAGCCATCAATCTCAACGACACCACCCTCAGTAAGCTGAGAAAAAGGATACTTCCAACTCATGGCTGCACCCGTGCCCCACCCGTAGGGTGCGGGATATAGTCAAACGAGAGTCCCATGAATTCAAAGGGATCCGTTGAGTTGATCTCAAGCTTAAACACTTCGCAGCTTGGCACAAAGATCTGAGCCCGTGTCCAATAAGGTCTTTTCCTGCGGTATGTCGTATCTGTTACATTCAACGTAGCTGCCCCCCAGAAAGGAGGTGGGTCTTTTACTGGGTGTGCCTCAACTGTTGCTGTTTCTATTAGCGCCTTGCGCCAGTCCCTATAGACAGAGACAGTAAACTGGTTCACTGTTGTCTCTCTTAACCAAAAGTAGACTGTAACAGGAGTCTGTTTCTCATAACCCCCAGTTCCATCCCCAACTTTCTCATTAAGAAGCCAAGCTGTCTCTATGGTGAAGGTCTTTGTAGGTGCCACAAAAGCGGTTGCTGGTATGTGATGGTCTAGTAGGTAGATCCCGCAAGTACCCCCATGTCCATGACCTTCGTCTTCAGCCCCTGTTACGCCTGCTGCTAACATATATGAACGATGATCTTTAGTTGTGCAAACCGCAGAGGCAGCAATGTCAGAGCGCCTTCGCCAGCCTACATTGGGCTGCTTCCCGTCGTAGACCCAGCAAATATTGTTTGTTTTAGACGCATGCATAGGCACCCAGCACCTGTACTCTCCGTACACTGGGGAGACAGAAGCAACAGCTTGCATCATTCGTGCTTGGTTAATGTAGCCTAGCTCGTAGCGAAGCTCTTCCGAAGCATAGGCTACTTTACCGTCTACGTAGCCATAGAAGCCGTTCTTACCTAACCATAGGGTTAGGCCCGAATCTAGTGTAGCGATGCTACTAGGAGCCACACAGCCCACTGTAGAGCTAAGTGTCTGCACTGATAGCCCTGTCATCTGAGAATCTACCGTGGCTAAGAAAGTGGACTCCCTAGTAAAGATAAGAATACCACCTGCCACTGCCCAGAGACCTGTTATCTCCCCACCCGCAGGATCAGGATAAAGAAAATCGTCCTTAAGCAATGTCCCCCATCGACCTGGCATTGACCAGCGGACGAGACCGGGGTCGCCTTCTGCATTTGCAAACCACATCTTACCCAGTGCCAATCGACAGAGCTTAAACCCTGGCATAGCCACAACATCAAGCGCCTTTGTTGAGAGCCAGGAGTCGGGTGTATTATCAGGGTACATCGTAGAGATGTTGTCTGGTATCGTAGCGAAACCTAAAGCACCGCCGATGGCGTTACCAGTCACCGCATAAAGCTCAGTGTCCCCAGTGTTGTTGATGTCCTTGGTACGTAGGAGTAACCTGCCTACTGTTTTGGTTGCATCGACTTTATCTTTCTGTCTCTCTACGCTGATGTTAGACCATAGTATCTGCTTTTTTAACCAGGAAACAGGCTGCACCAATGCCTTTTCAGAATAACCATAAATGGATATGCCGCTGTTAAACCCTGCCTTTGTGGGGTCTGTCATCCCCTTGAACCCATTGCTCGAAGTAACGTCTACCTCGGCATTAAACTGCGCGTCAAAAGTAACAGCCTCACTACGCTGGGAGATAGGAGAAAAGTTCCCGTACTTATCTACCCATTGTACTGCTGCTTCGTAGGAGCCTTCGAGTAGCTGAGAAGGAGAGATACCTGCTGCTAAGGCAATCGCTGCTGTGCTGCTGCCCGCATCTCCCTCTAAAGCGTCTGAGGTATGGACTGTACCTATACGGCAGCGCCCAAAAGCAGCATGCATCTGAGTCGTTGGTCTCACAGTGGATGTTGACTGCAACCATGCGCTATAGATATTTCGGTCATGCGAGTAGCCCGAAACATTAGGTACTTGCATCTCATCGCCCCGTGATGAGAACAGTGTGGACTCAGGACCGGCTCCTGTTGGGGGGGAAGGTGTTAGGCGATAACCTAGAGGGGCACAAAACATCTCCGCATCTACGAAGTAAGGCCGACTCTCCATCTGAGGAATGACTACAACCCCATTAGGCGTAGATTCAAACTGAGTTGGAAAACGTACAATGTCAGCCGTTGTGGCGGTTGAAAACGAATAAAGAGTTTGCCATGTAGCCTCTGCGAAAGCCCCAATGAAAAACAGTAGCCTCTCCACTGCACTAAACCCGCTAATGGCCTCGGGCTGTGTCATTACCATGAGTAACTCTTTGGCTCTGTCGCGTAACAAGCTATGGGAGATACCACTTACGATACCATAGCTAGGAGCAAAAGCTGCTGGCGGATCAAGTGCAGTGACGTTGTTACCGTAGGGGACAGGACCAATGATAGAGCGAAGAGTTCCCTCATCCGTCTCCAGCATATTCTCAATGCGAGCCGCTATTGTGTCAGGGGAGAAAAGCTTCCCTGACTCAATGCGGATCCTCAGTGGTCCTTGTGTGTCCCTCGCTCTACGGTCTGACATACGCTACCCACTGTGCTACTTCGCCTTAGCTGATTTCTCAGGGATTGTACCGACCAGTTGGTAGGTATTCATCTCCTCAGAACCTTCGACCACAATCTCTTTGGCATGACCAAAGCGTTGCAACCAACCCTGAGTTGTCTCTCCCTGAGTTGCAGAGCAAAGCATAAATGCTCGCTCCAAAATATTCTCTTTCATCCTCTCATATACTCCCCCGCAAACCACAGGGGTGTTTCCATTTTCCATTCTAGCCTCCTATCAAGGGAAAGGTAACGATGTTCCGCCACTCCCGCGTAGTGGGTTTCGTATACTAAAACCTCTACGTGCGCGTACCATACGCCTTCTTACGGCGACAGCTTCAGGACGAAGATCACCATAGCGTTTAGTGAGAGTAATCAGACATCGTTCATAACGTTCTTTTGCTGACTTCATCATGGGACGATTACCTTCTGTTTCGTACAACAGTTGGAGAGTACGATCAATAAGTACGTCACAAGCTTCAGCATGGATATAAGGTGCATCTGTATCATTAGTTAGTGGTCGTGGACGGCGCAAGCAACGAACCTCTACCTCGTACCTCTTGTCGGGATTTGGGTAGAGACCGATGTTCATATAACCATGTGTGTCGCGCAAACGGCGACTATAGTCAGGAAGAAGTTGCCCGTCATCGAGAAAGAACCCCTGGTTCTTCGTATCAATATGGACTTCTGAAAGAAGATAAAAGCTAGTATCCTCTTCAATCTTATGTAGAAGCTGGTCAGAGGGAGCACTACTTGACCGCACACCGATTGAGGGATCCCGCCCGCCTGCTGCACCAAGCTGGTCATAGTTAGTGAAGTCAGTTGCCACGCGCCTGCGATAGATACGTACAAACCAGCCACTTTTCTGCGCGTGTGCCCGTTCAAAAAACGTACCGTCAGTGGCTGGAGGTTGAAGGGCCGCAGTGGAGTCTCTTGCCACAAGATTCCAGTAAAAGCCTTGGATGTATTCGATGTTAGGAAGGGTCAGTCGTGCAGCAAAACCTAAAGCACCATTTAGCTCGATATTAGTTGTAATCACCTGGGCTGATACAGGGCTCGGAGCAGATTCCCATCGGGGCTCCCTATACCTCTGTTGCCCCCACTGCTCATTACCGTCGATTGCATCCCAAGCTTTTCCTACCGTATTGACCGGATCAATGGCATTAGCTCCCCAATGATGCGGACCAGGGTTCCTAAACCAGATGTCTCTTGCGCCCCAGCAGTATGTAATCTGATATTCAAACGTACCTGCGGGTTCTGGTCCCCGCCAACCTGCACCGAGAAGTGACGGGAGGTCTGCTACCGCATTGTACTGAGATACGAAAGGAGGTACGGCAGGTGCTGGCATCTGGTAATGAGTGCGGCGGAAGAGCGTCCGTGGGATACCCTTAGCTACGTTTCTATGCGTGTTTAGTAAGCTAAGTTGCTCAGCTTCATACTGGCTAATCACCCGCATGGGCCAAGTGTTATTTGTTTCCCAGAGCCGGGTGGAGTTAACCTGAATCACATCATCCGGTAACGCATATTCTTCGGTGTAGATTCGATATTGAAAAGGACCAGCCCCAAAGCGTACGGTATCCCATGGCATCCAGAAAGAGATATGCTTCTTCCCAGGGATCGCTGGGACTACATCGGCTCCTCCAGCAAAATTTATTGGTCCTAAGCTAGGAACAGGCGAAGACGCTGAGGAGACTAGAAGCCCTGCATTCCCTAATGCGGGAAGAAACTCTAAGGCGATAACGTTACCCGCAGCCCCTGCTACAGTTGCCGTTAGGTCTACTGTTGCCGGGAGTGCTGGTACGGTGGTCGCACTGCAAATAGGGAGGAAAGCCCCTGCTGGATCATTGACCCCACCTGAAGGTGTAAATGGAACCCCCGCAATCAATTCAGCCTGCGTTGTCGGATCTGGATGCTGATAAAACTGATTCGGTGGTGTAGCGATAGGTGGGGGTGCAGTACACACCAGGGGTGCATTCGCTATTGAGATAGTGTCCCCCAAATCAACGAAGGTGACACCTTGGATTTCCTCGACATGGATCGTTGCGGTTGCGGCTTTTGCAGGAACCTCTGGTGTTTCAGGATCCTGCCACACTGTTCGGATGATATTGCGGTGCCAAACCCCATTATTATCTTTAAGCTCAATGACACGTCCATCCCAGCTACGGTCAACAGGCCAGTTAATGACCCCAGCAGCGCCTTCGTTATCCTGGTCAACAACCCATGAGTTAGCTGTAGTGATATTACTAGCTGCTGCTTCAGGAGAAAAGGTAACTGTATTCACAGGAGTAGTGGGATCTGCCTCATCTGGGTTGATGTCGGGTTCGGTAGCAAAGCGGAGGATGTCTTCAAAGAAAAGGAAAGGAGCTTCCAAAGCAATCAAGTTATAGGCTCGATTGATAAACTGATTCATTCGTGCTTTTGCTTCTGGGCTTTGTTTTGGTCCCCAGTCAGCTTGATGGAAAGCAGCGTTCCGAATGTCAGCTAAGTTCATGGAGCCCCCTTACCCTGTACAGTGTACCTTAAATAGAGCGTTTGCCGCATCGACGGTAGAACCTATTACGCACTCTCGTTGTGCTGCTATAGCTCGGTCATATGCAGCCCCAAAAGCCACTAAGTTATCAACACTGCCGCCTGTTGTCGCAGAAGCAACAACAACCTTTCCATTTGAAGCTGCACCTAACGAATTATCGTGGGCTATCTCAGCCACCCCTTCCCTTAAGATAAACCCGAAGTCATCTGGTGCAAAGCTGGATTGAGTAATACCCAGGATGTTTACGGTTTCTGCATCAATGTCGGCTGTGTCTCCTTTGTAGATTGATGCCGGGGTGCGTTCGACAACCCGATTTGCCGAAATACCGGGGCCTGAGAGGCATTGGATATAGATCCAGACTTCAGAAGCGCCCTTACGGGGGAAAACAATCTGGTGACCTAAAGGATACATTTGAAGCGCACTGGGCTTAATCTCTCGTGGGTCATTAGCGGTGACAGTACCTCTGCCGCCTAATGGAATTGTCATTTCGGTCTCCTTAAAAAGAAAGGGTGTCTATATGCCCCAAGAGTAGCAACATAGACACCCCTCCCCTGGCGAAAGTGAAGTTAGGTTTTTAGCCCCGACACCACAGGTTGACTTGATCAGCAGCAGTGTAGTTACCGATCCCAGTTGCGCCAACAGCTAACGCACCGAGCACAGCACATGCACCCGCTGCTGCTGTAGTTGCCGTGTTACCAGCAGCACCAGCACCACCTGTGACAGCACCAACCCCTGTCCGTTGAGCGAACCCGAAACGGATTGTAGCCGCAGGGACACCCAGCGCACCATCAGTCATATCGTTGACTGTGAACCCTGCGGTGATGTCATCTTCAGTGACGCCCGAAAGCGTTACTCCACTATAAGTGGCATCAGCGCGTGCTACCCCCAGTGCGGCTCCAATGCTTGCAATAGTCGATACATAGATGAAGGTTTTTTCCCCTTCACCATCGACCCCAGCAGGCACCGTGTGAATAAATCCGATTGGTAGTTGGGCGTTCCCAACCCCCGTTGACACGAGGGCTAAGTCAATCCCCATTGCAGTTCCAGCAGACATAATATTCTCCTTATTTCTTTATGATGTTTACGGAAGTGCCAAGCCAGTCACGCATCCGTTTGCACGAAGCTGAGTGGTATGGAGTCCCATGTTAAGAACGATTTCATACCTGAACAAGTCTTGCTCAGGGATACGGAAAGGACCACGAACTGCAAAGTCACCTTTGGTTTCTCTGCCTGCGTCATGACCAAGCGTGTAAGAATGCCACGTCGAGGTGTTAATCATGTAGACGATACCACCATTGGCGTTACCCAAGGGAGCAGGTCCACCGGGCGCTGCAAAAGAACCAGCGTAAGCTGCGTCAGCTACGTTGATGTCTTCTTCCAAGTAGAAGTCAGCGTCGAGGAACTTAACACCTTGTCGGATTTGCTTAGGAGCACGGTCACCACCCTTGGTAGTATCTTGAACGATACGCACCTGGGCATCCAAACTATCAAGATAGTTAAGATAAGACAGTTCGTCCCCGAGCAACAAGTCAACAGGACCGATGGTCTTTTGCTGACGAGCACATGCGAAATATACCTGACGCATGACACCACGACCGTTACCTGCAAGCATTCCCAATGGAGCCGCACCAAACTGGTTAGTCCAACCTGGCGTTGTTCCCTGGTTCAATCCAAAGACCGTATTACCAGCAGTTACCTGATTAGCAGGGGTATCAATCTGGATTGCGCCCGTTCGAGCAGCACCTTGTGGGTTGTACGTAGTATTTCCGTTCAAGGTAAGGAAGCCCCCAACACCCGTTCCTGCTGTACCCGTTGCCATCTGGAGGGCAATCATTTCATGAAAGTCCGAGAGGGCAAGCTCAGGATAATGCTTGATGATACGAGCAAGGTCCATCTCGCCGTTTGCTTCGGCCAGATCCTTACCAGGAACATCGAACGCATAAATCAGACGAGGAGCAAATGTGTTTCCTCGCAGAGCATTCTGGTTACGTCCGCCAGCGATGACTTCAGAACCAGTTACGATTTGCGTTACCGTACCCGGTCCACCCGTCACAACGACGAACTCACGGAACGGACCCTGCAAAACACTGCGGTCCATATTGCCTTTCTCTAGGACTTTTTGAAGAATTGGATGCCATTGGACAAACAATTCTGAATAAGACGGCATCAAATCTACAAGACATGACGCCAATACATCAGGGCTAATAGCCATGGTTAACTCCTTCTATTTCCTCCCGATACTGCACGTAAGGCTCTTCGGGCGGCGATTGTTCTAATGTCATCTAAGGAACGAGCGTCCCCTAGACCGCGATCTACTTGATTTGGGGTTGTACTCGCGGTGGCACCAGAAGTAATACGAGCGCCCGCCCGTGGCTCTACCTTTGCTTTGACTTGCGTCTTAGCTAAGGTAGCTTCTGCCAACCTCACTGCATAGGAGTCCGGTACACCGTCCGCCTTTGCTGCTTGAGCTAACTTAACACCTTCTTCCCCTAGTGTTAACAGTTTGATAGCAATGTCCGGTTCCCAATCTCCCTCGATTAACTCTTGGAGTTGGGCCGATTTTGCCTCATCTTCAAATACGTCGGAGTGCTTCTCACGAAAGTCACGGACGTAACGCTGGGCTTCATCCTCATAAAGCTTCTCGATAGAAGTCTTAAACTGAGAGTACTCTTCGCTCTGCGCTTTATATTTCGCTTGCAACTCAGTAAGTTGCGTTTGTTGCTGGGACAGTCTGGGGTCTTCTTGCCCAAGCAAGAGAGCCTCATTTAGCTTTCGCAGATCTTCAAAATCCGTTGCATGCTCTTTGATCTTAGCAGACCAGTGCTCGCTCAGCTTTGTTCCCATTGGACGGTAGATGTCAGGGAGTGTGTCTAACTCACCACCCCAACCTTCAAAATCAAACTCAGGAAGAGTGGCCTCTTCCTTCTTTTCCATTTCGGCTACAGGTGCAGAAGCCTCTGCCGATACTTCCCCAGAGGAAGCGACTGCCCCTGAAGAGTCAGTAGAAGGAGCCTCGATAGGAGGTGGGGCAGAACCTTCAACACTAGCCTCCGTGACAGGAGCAGCCTCTTCCAAAGATGGAGTTTCTTCGGTAGACATCTAGCTCTCCTTTCCTTTCTTAGGAAAGTTATCACGAGCAGCTTTAATGCGGATTACAGCCATGTGGTTAGGCGGACGTGGGCCTGGAGGCATAGGCAGAATGTCTTCGATACTCTCTTCACCTTCTGCCTCTACCTTCCCCCCAGGACCAGTAAGCTCCCAACCTTCTTCTTCCAAAATCTCAAGGAGATGTGGTCCGTCCCTAGCTTCATTAGCTAGATAGTCAGCCATCTCATCCTTAGAATAATCTTTCTTGCCAGGGTCTGTCTTAGAATCATCACCCTCATGTCCGGTGTAATCCTTTTCACCTGGACGAGTTTTTGAATCCTCGTCTTCTTTCGATCCCCACTCTTTATCATCATCGTAAGGCATGCAGTCCCCCACAAAAGTTCTACGTGTTCATTAGTTACTTGTCAAGCGGAAGCTCTTTTCTTCTCTGCTTTTCGCTTAGCTAGTTGGTCATCCATATCCCTGTAACCTCGCTTCTTAGCTTTGCTATCACAGTGATTACGTACATCATCGTAATGATTACGCCACTCAGAACTGTCCTTAGTTACAAAACGCGCATTTGGGTTAGCCCGTTTATACTCTCGTACCTGCTCATTCGTAGTTAGGAACTTCTCAGCCCCACCTAAATGAAGAGGTTTAGATGGCATCGGACCAATCGTAGCTACAGGATGAATCTTTATCCTGCCTTCCTTTTTGCACACTGGGCATTTAGGTTCGCTCTCTAACGATGCATACACATCAGCGAAGTCTTCCTCACAATCATTACAACCAATATCATAGAATGGCATTACTTACTCACTTGTTTACTTACTTACCGATTGAAAATAATCCCATCCACCGTCTTCTTCCCTCACTACTTCCCACGTCCAGCCATCCTCGTCCCTAAAGTAGATGCGATCTGGAACCCCGTTTTTTTGCTCTTTAGTTGTATGCACTAACTTTAGCTTATCCACGTTTATACCAGTCATCTCGTTGGCTAAGGAACTAGCCGCCTCGGATGCTGCGTCACTGGTCCGGGGATCCCATTTGAACTTATCTGCGGCCCACTCGATGGATTTTTCAAGTTCACCTGCCTGGTCATAGCCCTGTCGTATACGCCGAACATGTTTTGGTGTTCCCCACTCCCCTGGTCCTGGTGGCTTTTCTTTTTTGGGGCTTGGTGTGTGTTTCTTCGCTACCTCCATCCTCTTTTGTTCTATGGACTTAGGTGCAGCTTTAGGCTTAATCTCTTCTTTCTTTGGTTTTGTGGATTCTTTATCCAAAGATCCATGCTCCCCACGAAACGGCTGAGAGATAAGATTATTCATTATGCCTCCGGTGTACTTGGATTGGGAACTGGAAAGCCTGCTCCACCTGTGTTGTTAGGGACTTGAGGTTCTTGGACTCCTGGTGGGAGAGCCCCTGTAGCTATTGTATCCGTAGCTGGAGCCCCACCTTGCTGCTGCTGAGCCATCTGTTGCATAGCCATAGCTGCGTCTTCGCCGCTTCCTTCCTTCATAACGTCCTTCATCTGAAGAAGCTCTAGCAGCTTTGCGAACAAAGCTTCCTGGTCTACGTTGGGAGCCTGAGCTAAAATCGGGAGGAATGCCTGGACGTTCTTAAGCTGCGTCAGCCTGTTGTTCTCAGTCGGTGAATAAGCAGAAGCTTCGTAGTCGTATGATAAAGCCCCTCCTTCCTCTGCCAAGATAGAAGCCCGTGTGACTTCCAATGCCTCTACTCGATCCGTTAGCCGGATAGGAAGCACGCTATCTTCTTCCAAGAACTCTTCGTAAAGGCCAACCGTAGCTTCAGCTAGTGAGACCACAATGTCATTCACAGCTTTAATCCGTCGCCCATTTCTCGTTCGAGTAGCTGAGTCAGCTAAGGCGACCTCGGTTGCAATGTCAGTGACACCTACGACTCCTCGACTGTACTGCGGGATACCCAGTACGAACTCGATTACTTGAGTAGCTCTGTCTCGCATCTTGTCCCAGCTTGGAGAAAGAGCAGGTACAGGTGTCTGCCCGATAAGGTCACGCAAAGGAGCATCTGCCTTACCATGTACATCTACAACGCAACCTGGAGTGCCCACATCTAGCAGTGCTGTCTTAAAGGCTTCAGGATTATCTACCAAACCTGATTGTAGGAGGAGGACAGGGATAGAGGATTGGGCATGCCAAAGCTCCAGCGTATCCAGTTCGTTAAGCCTTTGTTGCAGCGAAGAGATCAACTGCACGTCTGACATCCCACCTAGATCCATAAGGTTGTCATTAAAAGTAAGCTGAACAAAAGGATTACGTACAAACCGATAAGGAAGCTCATCCTCAAACAAAGGTTCATCAACCCCGTGCAGACAGTGATAATACTTATTGTCGATGAAATCGTAGAACTCATAGACTGTCACCCAAGAGAAGACATCTTGTGAGGCTTCGTTCATTAGACTTTTGTCGCGTACGTTATCGAGCAGCCATGTAGGGTAGCCCCCGAACATAGCTAGGTCTGCGACCTTTGCTTTGTAGGTTCCGCCTTTCTTCCCTGGCTTCTTGACTCGCTTCTCGAACTCAGCCTTAGTTAAGACCGTCACCTCTATGCAGTAGCGAATATCTTCCCATCGTGAAGCCGACATATCAAAGAAGACGTAGCGTGGGTCCACATTGATATACTCTACGCTTTCCCGGCGAAAGTTCCAGACAGACTTAAGGAATCCTCGTCCGTAGATTGCTGTCTGAGTAGCTAGCTTCCAGATACTTTCGTGTAGTCTGTTACGACGGAAGGAGTCGTTAGCTAGTGCCTCTCGGTACTTAGCCGCATCTTTGTTCTTCTTTCGTCGTGCCATGACAGAGATGCTAGGATTAGAGGGGCAAACATTCGCAACCATGGTGTCGATATAAGCGTAGGGATAGTTAGTTTCAAAGGTGGTTTCTGTCCCTAAAGAATCTAACTCTACAGACCCTGTTGGGTAATTCCGCTGAATATCCCAGAAGTCAGAAAGATACCACCGTCGCCATCGATCCCACTCAGTACGGGTCTTCCTCGATTTAGCCTGGTGCGTCTCGATAATACCTCGGACATGCTTGTATGTTAGTGCCATTAGTCTTCCTCTTTAATCTTCTGAAACTTCTTGTATAGGTCATTATACTGTTGGGAGCCCTCAGTGCGTGTCAGAGCGGCTGAAGCCAGTTCTTCCGCAAAAGCTGCGTCTTCTAATCTTGTTGCGGCTGTTCTCTCAGCCCTTGCTTGGGGCTCAGTTAGCCCTCTTTTTGCGTACTTCCTCATCTCTTCCGTAGTAAACTCAAAATCTTCAGGTCTTTGGTCCTGCTGGTTCTCCCAAAAGTTTTCTCTTTCCAAGTTAGCTTTAGCTACAACTGCTGTTTGTTGCCTAAGCATAGCCATCAAATCAGTCGGACTCACCCTATCCCATTTGAAAGGCTCATCCTGTGGGGGCTTATAATCTGCCAAGGGCATTGTGTACTCATCGTCTTCGACAAGATCTCCGTAGCCGCTGGCTGTTCGTCTTAGCTCAGGGATAACACTAATGCTTTTATCCTCGATCTTAGTGATCGACCCTCCTGGTACGTTATCCCCAATCTGCTTCCACTCTGTCCTTCCATCGGGATACTCAATGAGCACGCGAGCATCATCGGAGTAGGGGTCGCCTGAGATAGAGCTTACCCCCTTGATAATGTACCCCCGGTCGGCCATTAGTCTTTCTTTGCTCCACCTGCTTTGAGAGCAAACTGAGCTTGCCTATAGGTTTTGAGGTCATAGGGAGGGGAACCGGTCCTGCCTGACTTCACCCACTTGCCGTAAGCAGTCGTGACTTTACGGGCGAAAGCCTGAACAGACATGCCTGCTTCCTTAGCCTTGGCAGTGAAGACACCTTTAGTCCCGTCCTTCTTCATCTCTGCTGCCGCTTTTTGCATCCACTGTGCCATTATGCTGACCCATATTTTGCGGCGACTTCTTGTGCTCGCTTCCTAATGTCACCAGGAGTTATTGGTATTTGAGCGCGGATCTGAGCAGGAGTCTCAGGAGCATCTCCGCCGACAGGAGGAGCCGCTGCTACTTCAGTAGCTGCTACTTCTTCCTCAACCATAGGTGCGGCTGCTCCCATAGTTCCTGTATCTGTCGTACTGCCTTCTCGTGGTCCTACAGGAGTAAGCCCTCTTTCACCATAAGTCCCGCCGGTATCTTCAGGAGTTACATCCTGTGGCCCTCCTATACTCGTAACCCATTCAGTGATCCCTCGAATAAACCTATCTAGGTAGGAAGGATCTCGCTGTGCTTGCACCTTGACCTCTTCTAGTAGGGGGATTTCTTCTACAACCATTGACGTTTGGTCTTCGATCATGATTTTCTCCTTCGGCTACGTACACTCCGGTATCTTGGACGTGGACGTTGGGTTCGTTTTTTCTTATCAGCCTCACGGTAAGCCTGTAACTGATTGTATGTCATATCCCTAAAAAGGACAACATTTGGTAACTCATCAGGGGCATCCTGCTTCCTACGTCGCGGCGACTTCCTAGCTGCCACGACTGCCATCTTAAGGGCGCTCACTTTGTCCCAGTGATGGCGCTGACGCCTTCCTTTACCTGCACCATCCTGCGTAAGGATCTCGCTCACAACCGCCCGTTCTATGCGTTTATCGTGCTTGTAACTAATAAGTTGAGTGACGGTATCTTCGTCGTGCATAGTCAACTCATCTTTCAACGCATCCTGTAGCCAGGAGAGCATCTGGTCTACGGATTTAGAAGTCGAAGTGATACCTGGCCGATAGGGTTTCTCGTAGTAAAGATGCGTACAGCCAAACTCCTGCATCAAAGAGATCGTAGCTGCACCAACACCGTTGCTCTCGATAGCGACCATTGCGTTGTTGTACTTACGATAGACTTGGTAGAGTTTCCTAGCAAATGGAAGTGGCTCAGTATGCTCAGCATAGCAAGCTACCTGTGTCCACTCCCCGTCATAGACCTTGAGAACCTGAAAGGCCGCATGATCTCGTGCCGCGTAGCCAGCAGGATCAGCCCCAATGACATAGATAGCCCCTGATTCTGGCTGCTCGTATTCAGTGTATGGTGCCGACCAAGGTGTGAGCTTGGCTTTCTTATGCCTCTCCATGACGCTTGAGTGGATGACGGATGAGCTACTGGCGAACCAGCAGGTCACATCATCGAAAGGATAGTAGACGCGGAAGAGGTCTGGGTTCCTGCGAATCTCAGGATCAATGTCGAACATCAGCCTACGAAAAGCCAGGTTCTCTTGGGTTAATCCCAAGTGCCCATACTTGTCTAGGAGACGAATCTCATCATTAGTTATGGATGCATCTTTGGGCCAAGGACGTTGGTTAAGCTTGCCATCCCAGAATGGAAAGAAGGCATAGAGGTAGCGCCCATGCCCTAGCTTGGCGTCATGACAGTGGTCCTTCCACCATTCAGCCGATGGCTGATCCATAGGTGCAGGCGTAGATTCCAGCACCATTAGCGAATGGTCCCTGTTAATCATCGATGGATAGATAAGGGTGAACTGCCCTGCGGCGTCAGCCCAGAATGGAAGCTCCGATCCATGGAAGTTGTCCGGTGATTGGCCGATGCCGACCGCCCCCGACTCGCCCGAAAGGACGCGCATCTTGCCGCCCACGCCGTCTTGGAAGGTCATCTGGCGCACTTCCCGGCTCGGTGCGGTTGGCGATCGGATCGCATCGGGCCACCGCGCATGGCAAAAATGGACGCGAGCATGCAGATACTCGGCTCGCTTTTTATTATCCGCAATACAAACGTGGTCCCAGCCAGGAGTGAACGCAGCTTTCGCGTAGCCACAAAGCTCAGCCGTAAGGGACTTTCCACCTTGGCGATAGCCCAGTAAGGTGAGCCACTTATTCTGCCCGTGCTCTGACTTAGGTGTATCTGCGTAGTAAGAGAGGATTGTAGACTGAAGAACTTTAGTTATCTTGTAGGGATCATAAGGAACAGCCGCGCCTGAAGCCTGATCGTGTACTTGCCCGTAAGCCCTAAGACTTAAAGACGGATCTGATAACGCCGCTAGGGCATCTTTTGCTTCGGCTTTAGAACTCACCCTGTCTCTTCTTTAGCCGCAATAGGCACAGTATCGATGACAGAGTAAGCTGCTTCTAGCTTAGGTGCCTGTTGCTTAACTGCGACTAAGGCTGTGATGATGTCTGAGTAAGCATTAGCTGGTGTACCGTAAGCTGAGTTCTCTGTTGCCATGATGGTGAACATTAACTCTACCCACAGCCTGACTTCCTTAGCAATCGTGGGGGTTAAGTTGCCCATGAGGATTTCAGCTACGAGATGTTGGCTCAACGTAACTAAGTCTGTGTACTCCTTAACAGGATGGTCACGCAATACTTGAGCTACAATCTTCCTTTTCTCTTCAGGAACAAGCGTTAGCCAACGGGAGTATTCTTCTCCTTCTGACTGAATAGGTGGTCGCCCTCGTGGTCTCTTACTTTTAACTTTTCCTGCCATTGTCTCTCCTCAGAGGAGGGGGATATTCTGATTGTACCTAGTGGTCTTGTTGTCTTACGCTGCGGTATGCAACCTCCTATAGCATATTTCAAAAAGCGTGGAGACTGAAACAGTTTATCACCCTCGCGCCTAGTAAAGGCAAAAGGGTCATCCTCTAGCTGCGCGTGTTGATGTACCTTTGTTAGCAAAGAACCTTCCATATCAAGGAGCAACGGTGACGCTTTTAAATCTACGTTGCAACACCAGGCAACAGCACGAGGTATGAGCTTTAACTGCTCGACCCCTTGAACCATCGTATCGATAACTAACTTCTTTTGCATTAAGGTAGAAAGCAAATCCAGGTCCATACCGGATGCGTAGGCTCTGAGAACGTTGATCTCATGGGTACACCAGACCTTAGTCTGAACTACCCCGCGTGTTCTGTTAGCTAACTCGTAGGGTGAAGGCACAGGCAGTGGGTGAAAAGCCTCGGTGACTTTCTTCGGCCAGAAGGATGCTGCTGTCCAGTCCTTCTTAGCCAAGAGCCACTCCTTGATAAGTGACGTTTTATCTATCCAATCAACCACATTGGCTGAGAGTATCTGATGCTTTCGATGTAGAGGGAAGTCTAAGTTAGCTGTCCAGATAACCCAGAGCTTCTCTAGGTCATCACGCATACGCTCCCTCTCTACCCAGAAGGGCTTCTTCTTAGAGGGGGCAAGTAAGCAGGTGTGGACAACAGGGTCGTAGATATTGGAGGCGAGCTTGCCAGGAAAGACTTTCTTCTGCATTACTCACCCCACGCTTCTGGTGTAATGACTACGCCGACTTCCTTCTTTACGTGGGTACGCATCTCCCTGGTAAGAGAGACTCCTTTCCAGATGCGGATGGATTTCCGCTTACCATCTGGCATCCGAATCTTCCCTACAGAGTTCGGATCGAAATCCCGCTCTACCATCAAGGCGGCAAGATGATCCCAATCTGGTTTACGCTTGCCTCTAGCCTCACACCACTCACAGTAGGATTCAAAGAAAGCTTCCTTAGTGACCCATAGCCCTTCCTTCTGAGTGCAGCAGTCATCAAAGAAGTCACGCATAACATCCATTGTATGCCGGTAATCCTCTGTTGCTGTAACCACTTCGTTCGTCGGCTTAAGCCCGTCCTGCTGCCATGCCATGCAGCCCTCGATTAAACGGTTAAGGATTCCTGATGCTTCCTTCATGAGTTTAAGTGGAAGATGCCCGTCTCTTTTCCCGGCTGGAATCGTGACAGTGAAGGGTACTAAGTGGATGCGCCGCCAGATGGCATCGTCGTTACCTTTGATGATGGGTCTGTAGTT